AGTAGAACAGCTCACGGAGGATAAAGCCTTAGTAGAGGCTATTTATCGTAGAGCTTATAACAGTCTCAAAGTTAAGTTAGAGATGGCTGAGAAGATCTACAGCGGATTAAAGAAATCCCTCTCAAAGAGGATAGCAGAGGTAGATCTGGATAGATTTAGCAAGGATAAATATACCAGAGATCCAGAGGATCCTATGGAGGATTAAGCCTATGGAGCGATGGGCTTATGAGTACTTTAGGAGGCAAGCCATAGAGGATAGATGTAAGCAGGAGGCACAGTGGCTAATAGATAATCCTAAGGACAGTATCCGTAAAATGGCTAAAGAGTTTTGTATAAGTAAGAGCCAGCTACATAGAGATCTCCATGAGCTCAGAAATATAGATGATGATCTCTATGTACAGTGTAGAAATATTTTAAGGAGGCATAAAAGGCGATGTTTATAAGAGTTGAGGATCAGAGCGGAAACCTTACTATCTGGCTTAATGTTAATCAGATAGCAAAGCTGGAGGAGAGCAGGAGCTCAGAGGAGTTAATGGGATACAGTGTAACTACTGTGGATAATAAGGAGTATTACTCTCCAGATGTTAAGGCTATACAGGCTTTATTGATGCCAGTAGTTGTAATGGAGCCAGAGAGAGATATTGTAGATGAGCTTAAAAAGCTGGATATGATGAGAGATGTTATGGCGAGGTGTTAGGTATGGAGGAAAAGTTAGATAAGTTTTTAGCGTATCTAGAGGAAAACGGAGTAGAGATCTCTGGAGAAACAGCTTTTAAGTGTGATGATGGTATTGTACTTTTTAGCCCTAATGAGGGAGGAGGAGTAGATATAGCCATTATCAGAAATGTAATTGAGTTAAATTACAATTTAGGTATCACGGATGCAGATGTAAACCTTTTTAATACTGAGGTAGGCATTATGCAGGAGTTAGGAGGATCTGAGGATGGAGAATAATAAGCCAGTATTTTATATGTTAGTTGGATTGCCAGCCAGCGGTAAAAGCTCTGAGAGTGATAGGCTGGGAGATGTAATTGTTAGATCCTTCGATTATCTTAGAGATAAGCTCTGTGGAGATATAAACGATATGAAAAATAATGGTGCTGTGTTTACCGTTTTACAGAGTTTGGTTAGGGCGGATCTATATCATGGTAAGGATGTAGTATATGATGCTACAAACTTAAAAGCGAGTTATAGAGTGGAGTTTTTGGATACTCTTAGGTTATTAAACTGTAAAAAGGTTTGTGTGTTTGTAGATACTCCTTTTGAGGTTTGTATTAAGCGTAACGAGGAAAGGGAGCGTACAGTACCTAAGGAGGCTATGGATAGAATGAAAAGATTTTTAGAGCCTCCTACCTTTGCTGAGGGCTGGGATGAGATACGAGTAGTTAAAAATTGGAATGAAAAGGAGAACAGCGATGGCGGAGATAGATAACCTCATAGCAGAGGTAAATAAGAAATACAAAACGGATATAATCCGTAAAGCATCGGATCTTAAGGGGATAGAGTTTATTCCCTATACCTCCCCTATGATGAATTACTTAACCAGAGGAGGAGTACCTGTAGGGAGGATCATAGAGCTGGTAGGATTACCTCAGAGTGGTAAAACTACTACAGCTCTGGATATTATCTCTAATTTCCAAAAGAAATACAAAGATAAGTACTGTGTATATCTGGATGCAGAAAATACGATAGATAAGGAGTGGGGAGAAACTCTGGGGGTAGATTGGAGTAAGGTAATCCTCATTCAGCCAGAGAGTGAGTATGGAGAGGAGCTCTTAGATATGCTCTTAGACTACATAAGATCTGGTAAGGTAGGTTTAGCAGTATTAGATAGTGCTCCATTTATCATCCCTAAGGCGGTACAGGAAAAGGGCTTAGATGAGAAAAGCTACGGAGGTAACAGTGCTCTTATGAAAGCCTTTTGCGATAAGGCGGTACCGCTTTGTAAGAAAACTGAGTGTACTTTTCTTATGATTAACCAGCTCAGAGAAAATATAGGAAATCCGTACAAGCCTTTTAAGATCCCCTGTGGTACAGCTATAGCTCATGCGTGCTCACAGATCTTATGGTTTACAAAGGGATCCTTACTGGATGAGAAGTATAAAGAGGTAAGTAGCGGATATGCTAACCCTAGCGGTAATCTGGTAAGTGTGAAAGCGGAGAAAAACAAGGTTACTAAAAATGATCGTAGGCTCCAGACTTACACACTTAATTACAGTACAGGAGTGGATGAGATTAAGGATACCTTAGATCTGGCTATCATGCTGGGGATCATCTCACAGGCTGGAGCGTGGTATAAGGCTATTCTTAAGGATGGCAAAGAGCAGAAAATGCAGGGATTTAATGGAGTGCAGGAGTTTTATTATAATGATCTGGAGGAGTTAGAGTATCTTAGAAAACAGGTATATGAGGCAGGGATGGTATGAGGTATACGATAAAAGAGGTTATGGATTATTGTAGCAGAAATGGGATAAGCGTTTACGAGTGCTGGGATGAGAAAGATCGTAGAAAGAAATTTTATAAGATGTTAATACCAGTATTTGAGAGTGGAGTACCGATACCAGTATCTAACAGGGAGTATATCTGTAAGAATATTAAGGAGTGTTATAACTACACTCAAACTCTCTTAGAGGATGATACTTTTAGGTTGGCGGTAAGTGCGTGGGTAAGGAGTTGGTAGAAATGAATGAAGTAGAAAAAACCTTATCCCACAATTTAAGAGAGGTAAGAGAGAAAAAGGGTTACACTCTAAAGGATGTGGTAAAAGGTACAGGTTATACAGAGGTAAGTATAAGCAGATGGGAAACAGGTACACGGATCCCTAAGGCTACAGTACTTTACAATCTAGCTAAATTCTACGGAGTATCTGTAGATAGATTTTTCTGGAGGTAAATATGATAAAAGAAAGGAGAAATACCAGATCCTAGTAGACTAGGTTTTATATGAGAGTGTTGTACATATAAGTAAAGTGCTAGAAAACAGCGTGAGATCTTCTTTACAAATATATTGAATAGTAAAGCTGTGTAAGGTAGCTACCCTATTACGGAATGGGTAGGGCGGTCTTAAATGTTGAGCATGGGAGGCTACTAGCATTTCCACGAACCGATTTAGGTAAGTGGTTGGTATGACAAATAAACATAGTATAAATGATCTTTACCAGATGCAGGCTTTATCTCTTGCATCTAAGATACAGATGAGTAAGGCAAGGATAAGAGCGTGGATAGAGGAGTACGGAGAGGATGGAGTATATGTATCCTTTAGTGGAGGAAAAGATAGTACAGTACTCTTAGATCTGGTAAGGAGTGAGTATCCTAATGTAAAAGCAGTATTTGTAGATACAGGGCTGGAGTATCCAGAGATTAGATCGTTTGTAAAAACCTTTGATAATGTGGAAATACTTAAGCCTAAGAAAAATTTTAAGCAAGTTATACAAGAGTATGGGTATCCGTTTTTCTCTAAAGAAAATGCTCAAAAGATCTACGAGATTAAACATACAGGATCAGAGATTTTAAAACATAATAGATTACATGGAGATAGTAAGGGTAATGGAAAGTTACCAGATCTGTATAAATTTATGCTAGATCCAGAGGCTCCAGAGGTATCTCATTTATGTTGTAACATTATGAAAAAATCTCCAGTAAAATCTTATGAGCACAAAACAGGGAGAAAGCCTATGGTAGCTACAATGGCTACAGAGAGCAGAAATCGTACTGTAGAATGGCTTAGGACAGGGTGTAATAGTTTTGATAGCAAAAGACCGATAAGCAAGCCTATGAGCTTTTGGAGTGAGCAGGATGTTTTAATGTATATTGCTATTAAGAGATTGTTTATATGCTCTGTATATGGAGTAATAGCCGATGATACAGGGAGTGAGGTAAGCCCAGCGGATCTTAATCCTCATGCTATGATTTTTGATAAGGTTAATCCAGTACTACATACTACAAAGTGTGATCGTACAGGCTGTATGTATTGTGGCTTTGGATGCCATCTAAATGAGGATCAGAGGTTTTTAAGGTTAAAAGAAACTCATCCTAAGGTATATGAATACATTATGAAATCTGTAGATAGTGGCGGATTAGGGTATGAGGAGATTATAAAGTGGATCAATAAACACAGTGATTTTAATATTATGTTTTAGTACAGGAGGAGGCAGTAAAAAAGCCTCCTCTATTATTTTATATAGGGGATATATAAAAAGTGTTGACATTATTATATAGGGGGTGTATATTATGAGTGAAGCAAGGAACTAGATACAAACTGAAAGAGAGGTAAACAACATGAGATATAAAAATAGTGATGATAACAGATACAGAGTACAGTTTATGAGATCTACAGAGGAGCTTATGGATCAGCTTACAGTTAAAGCGTTTATCTCTTATCTGGAAGAAAACGCAGAGTTTGAAGATTACACAGTAGAGTACATTGATGGAAAATGCGTTAAGTGTAGAGCCTACGATCTCACAGAGGAAAACAGCAAGCTCCATAAGGAGTTTTTAGTAACAGAGGATGGCAGAGTATTTTACTGGAGATCCTTAATTAGCAAGATTGAGTTAGTAGATGCTGAGGAAGAAAAGCAGGAGGTACAGGAGATGGCAGTAGATTTTAGAGAGGCTAAGGAAGTTGCAAAAGAGGTAGCTAAGGAGCTTACAGAAAAGGATAGTAACTGGAAATGGAAAGTACAGGTATTAAAGAGTGAGATCCGTGTATGGTGGGGATACTTACAGTACTGTGATACAGAGGATAGCCACTTTACTATCAAGATGAGCGATAGAGAGGATGAGTGTGGAACCGATACAGATTTTATGGTAGCTAGAAATGAGCACGATGAGTATATGACAGGCAGGATTATCGGAGTAGATGAGTGCTGGCAGGATGGAGATCTTAATACCTGTGTAGCAGGATTACTTAGAGGTATTGCAACTATAGCACATAGCAGATATTAGGAGGTTGGATATGACAGATAATGAGAGAGCATTTTACTTATTACTTTGTATGAGTGGTAGAACACAGGAGGCTACAGAGTATAAGGAGAGAGTTGAAAATAAAGAGGATGAGGAGGATAAACAGGATGGCAAAGATCTATAGAGATAAGGCTACAGGAAAGAAATTATACCCAGTTTGTAAATGGGAGGATAACCAGCATAAGATCTATAATGCACATGATCGGATTATGAATAGGATTTATGAGGCACAGGAAACAGGAGGAGAGGATCTGGAGGCTTTGTATAAGGAGCAGGAGCGGATAGAGAAAGCTCTTGAAATTATAGATAGACATATCATAGAGGGGCTGGTATATGCCACTTATGAGGATGGGTTGATAGTAAAAGATCTTATCTGGGCTTACAATTTCAGACATTGAGAGGAGGGATAACTTGTGGATGAGGAAAGTAAGAAAATATTAGCTTATATAACAGGTTTGCTACTTAAGGTGGCTACAGGACAGGAGCTAACTGATAATGAGGTACAGAGTTTAGAGAATATTGCCGATGATTTAGGGTGCTGGGATATTCCAGAAAAGTATTTTAGATATTAGGAGGAGCGTATGGATCTAATAGAAAGAGTAGAAAGCTATAAGGTACTGTTTAAGGAGTGTAAAGCTCTGGAGCCTGTTAGTATGGCTCTGGCAAAGGGTTATAAATCCGCTACACCTCTCCAGAGATTGGAGATAATTAGAGAGCTAGATACAGAGCTGGCGGAGGTATATAGTGTAGAGATCCCTGTTATTACAGCATGGGTAAGGGATGATAACTATGTACACTCTACAAAGGAGATTTTCTTAGGGGAGCCCTCCTTAGAGGGTTTTCTCCATCAATTTAGGCACCACTTACAAAATAAGGCAAGGGAGCCACAGTATAAGTATTTACTGGTAGAGAATGATCCTAAGGCAGATTATAGGATCCCTTATAAGGATTGTATGTACAGGATGTATGGGGAGGATGATGCCAGAGCGTGGGCTAGGATGGTTATTGAGTTAGCCTCATAAATGAGTTATAATATAACCACTATATAAAAAGGTAGGTGGTTACATGATAAAGAGATTGAGTGTAATAATAGCTTTAGGTATTGCACTATCCTTATCAGCCTGTGGAAATACAGATAAGGCGGTAAATGAGCCCACAGAGGCGGAGAAAGTAACGGAGGCTATAGAGAGTACTCCAGAGGTAACAGAGGAGCCAGAAACAGCCACAGAGGAGGCGGAGGAGCTACCTGTAATTTATGCAGATGATGAGGAGATCAATTTATATCTGAATAGGTATAATGAGGCTAATGTGGGGCAGGAGATAACAGCGGATCAGTTTGAGCCTTATAAGCATCATGGTAGCGTACATAAAAATCAAATAAAACTCAAAACAGAGGAAACTACTATATCAGCTACAGGAACTAAGGTAACAGTATATTTAGAGTATAAGGATCTGGAGCAGTATAAGGAGGCGTTTCTGAGGTTTGTAAAGCCTTTTAGTGATACCGATATAGAGAAATGTTGGGAGCAGGTTTTAGCGGATGATACGAGGGTTATAGAGTTTGGTGGATTTAGTACAGAAACAAGTAAATTTAACGGAGATATAGAGTACATGAGTATCTATGGATCTATAGAGTAGGAGGCGGATTATATGAAAATTGGAGTAAGAAAACCTAGCCTTAAAAAGGCTATCAAAGCAAGCACTACAGGTAAGGCTAAGAGAGCGGTAAAGAAAGCAGTTAATCCTCTGTATGGTAAAAAGGGTGTAGGGCTGGCAAAGAACCCTAAGAGAGCTGTAAAAAATGCTGTGTATAAGAAAACTACAGTAGGAATAAGAGATTTACTCAAATAGGAGGGCGTATGGAGGAAAGATTTAAGGATATGACACCTTATGATAGAGCTGTGAGGATCTCTCTTTACTCAAATAGAGTAGGGAAGATGGAGGAGCAGAAAGATCACACAGAGGATCCAGAGGCGGTAAAAGCTCTGGAGGAGAAAATAAAGGAAACACAGAGGCTCATAGATGAGTTATTAGAGCTATTTCTGTAAGGAGGTATCTATGGATAATGAAAAGCAGAAACAGGAGGTAATAGACTTTCTGGAGAATACCTACACAGGGGCTAAAATGATGGGAGATGAGGAGGTAATGCTAAGAGCCTCCAGAGCACTCTTAGCATTTAAGGCAGATGTGCATAAGGATATTTTCATAGAGGAGAATGTGCTGGAGTTTTAATACCAGATAGAGAGAGGATCTTAGGATCCTCTTTTTTTTTGTTCTAAAAATACTTACCGATTGTGATTAAGTTAAGTATCACAACAAAGGAGGTAAACAAAGTGGCACAGAAAGTAACCAGTACAGATATAAAGCTGGCTCTTAAAGAGTTTCATAATGGAAAGCCCAGTTATTTTATAACCGAGTGTAAAACCTGTAGTACTTATTTTCCAGATCCACAGGGGCTACTTAAGTTTGATGGGCTGGCTATCACAAAGAGCTATACAAAGCCTAATATTATCGGCTATGAGATCAAAGTGAGTAGAAATGATTTTCTACAGGATAATAAGTGGCATTTATACCTACAGTACTGTAATGAGTTTTATTTTGTAGTACCTAAGGGGCTGGTAAAGAAAGAGGAGCTCCCAGATCATGTAGGGCTTATCTATTTTAATCCAGATACTAAGGGTTTGAGAACTGTTAAAAAGGCATTGTACAGGCAGATAGAGGAGCCTGTAGGAGTGTATAAGTACATTATCTTTAGTCGGCTGGAGGAGGATAGGATCCCATTTTACAATGACAGGGCGGAGTACTGTAAGGATTATCTGGAGGATAAGGTAGTAAAGAGTGCCATAGGGCAGAGATTAGGCACAAAGTTAGCAAAGGATTTAGAGGATGCAGAAAAGAAGTTAAAAAGCCTCCAGAATGTAGAGAAAGAGCTACAGGCGTGGAAAAGCGTTAAGAAAGTCTTAGATAAGGCTGGTATTTTACCGTGGAGATGGTTGGATAACGATAGCTGGGTAACAGAGCTGGAGCAGAGGCTTAATGGAAAGATGGATCCTATAGATCTGGAGTTAGCCATTAAGGATACCAGTAGACTATTAAACAGATTACAGGCTATGCAGGTACAGGAGGAGCAGGATGATAAAAGCTAGATACATAGGGGCAGAGTGTGAGCTCCAGAGCGGTAAGGTGTATCCGATTAAAACCAGATGCACAGGAAATAAGCTGGTGGTGTCGGTAAGAGCTTATAAGTTTGAGTATAACTCTCTGGAGGAGTTTCTTAAGCGGTGGAAAGTAGAGGCGGTATATCATGGATGTAAGTAGGTTAATGATTTTGCTTAAGGAGGCGTGGAGCAGGGTAAGAGATGAGGGAGTATGTGTAATGGGAGATTTTATAGGAAAGCCTTTTACAGCTACTACTATGAGTGAGTTGAATTATCTTGTAAACGCTCCTTTAGAGAGTATAAACAGAGAACTCCGAGAGGAGTTAGGTATAGAGCTTTATGTAAATACACTACCTCAGATAGAGGATAACTCAGTAAGTGGGTTCTTAATGGTAAAAAGGGTAGGAGAGCCAGTAAGATTTATATGAGAGAGGAGTGTTAAGTGTGGGTAGAGCTGAGAGGCGTAGGCTTGAAAAGCAAAAAGGTAAACAGGTAAAAACCTATAACCTAACCAGATCACAGCTCCATAATGCAGTAAGGCAGGTAACAGAGGAGGATCTTAAGAGGATCAAACAGGAGGCTATGGAGGATGCCATAAATACAGCTATGACATTACTCTTAGTACTCCCTATGGAGGTACTCATGGATCACTACTGGAAAAAGACCTATGCAAAGAAGATACCAGAGTTTACAGAGCTGGTATTACAGTACTATGAACGCTGGCAAAATGGAGAGCTAGATATGGATGAGATGAAAAGGGATCTCTGGGAGTATGGCGGAGTGAGATTAGAAGAAAGAGAGGCAGAATAACATGAGTTTAAGAGTAAAAGCAGGTATTGATTTAGAGGAACTTAAAAAGTACGGATTTAAGACAGGTAAAGAGTGGGCAGATGCTGGAGAGCGTTGTTTAGAGGGTATCGGCTATGAGTATCAGCACGAATGGTACCATAAGTTTTTAATGGATGCATATGAGCCTAGCAAGATTGCTTATATTGCAGAGGATTATGATATTCCATGTGTACAGATCTCAGTAAGGACAGAGCACAGAGATTTGTATGTAGAGGTAGCAGTGGAGGGTACTTATCATGTAGGAGGATCAGAGCTGGATATTGTAACAGATACTATCTACGAGCTTACACAGGCTGGAATATTGGAGGTAGTACCAGAAGAAAGCGAGGGTAAATAATATGGCTATCAGAAATATGTTACACATAAGCAAGTTAAAGGCGTTTGAGGCTTTTCTGGAGAGTAAGGGGTATATGATTATCCCTACAGTAGGGGCGTATGAGGTACTTAGAGCTCAGAAACCTAAGAAAGAGAGAAAGCCTAAGGAGAGCCCTGTAATAGTGTATAAAAGAAAAGATGCTAAGGAGCATTTATCAATCATGGAAAAGGATTTTTATTTAGTAAATGAGTTTTTGAGAACTAATGAGGCGTAGTAATGTTTGGATATGTATTACTTGTGATTTTAGTAACAGCAGGAGTAACTCTGGTAGAGAGCTTTTTAATAGCTTTTGTAGCTGGATTGTTAGGGATTGGAGTTTCCTTTAAGGTTATTTTCTTTGTGATGTTTATTATCAATTTCTTTGTAAGAGGAGGCAGTAGTAAGTAAATGAAAAAGAAAATCAAGGATTGTACATTTAAGGAGTTTACAGGGTGGGCTAATGCTAGAGCTTGTGATGGTAGATGGAGTATGCTGGATGCTATGAATAGCGTAAGCATAATTAGTATGGTATACGAGGTAAAGCCTATTTTCTTTAGAGGCAGGGTTAGAGAGGCTTTGTGGAGAAAACTTAGGGATCAATATTTAAACGTGGAGGCAGAGATAGAGATTGAAAGATAGTACAAGAGCTAAGAGCTCAATACAGGAAAAGCGTATAGCTAAGGCTATGGGCGGTAGGCAGGTAGTAGGATCTGGATCCACTCCGTTTCTAAAAGGAGATGTAGTGGTAGATAAACTCTTTATTGAGGCTAAAACAAAGATGAACCCTAGCCAGAGTATCACAGTAAAAAAGAGCTGGATAGATAAGGCTAAGGAGCAGAGCTTAGCCATGAGAAAAGAGGATTATGCCATAGCGGTATCCTTTGGAGATCCTAAGGAGTATTACCTTATTGAGGATACTTTAATGGAGGATCTGTATAAGAGCAGGGAGGCACTCAGAGCGGTTATAGATGCTATTGGAGGAGTAGATCACGATTCATTAGGATTAGAGAGTGCAGAGATTTATAGAATAAGAGAGCTAATAAAGGAGGCGTATTAGATATGTGTAAAATTAGTGAAATGAACTTAGAAACAGCTAAGTACTATGGATATGAGGCACAGAGTAACCAGTTAGTAGAGGAGTGTGCAGAGCTCATACAGGCGGTAAACAAGTACCGCAGAGTAGAAACAGGCTTAGGACAGCCTGTAGCGGAGGATAAAAAGGCTATTGCCAGAGATAACTTAGTAGAGGAGATTGCAGATGTAGAGTTAATGCTGGAGCAGGTAAAGTATCTCCTCCAGATCCCAGAGGATGAGCTCTTAGCGGTTAAGACCTTTAAGGTAAACCGTACCAGAGAAAGAATGGAAAGCAGTAAATAAAAATATTTTTCAAAAACTATCTAAATTTTCCTCATATTGAGGATTAAGTTATTTATCAATAAAAATAACACACATAGAAAAGGAGAAAAATCTATGAGAGCATTTAAAGGATTTAACAAGGATCTTACCTGTAGAGGTTATCAGTATGAGGAGGGTAAGGAATTTCACACAGAAAGAGCGGAGTGCTGTGATACAGGTTTTCACGCTTGCGAGTATCCGTTAGATTGTTTCGGATATTATGATCCAGCACATAGCGTATTCCATGAGGTAGAGTTATCTGGAGAGATGGATAAGAGCGGAGCTAGATTATCTATTGCAGGACTTGTAAAGATGGCTATTGATTTTACTATGAGTAAGGTAAACAAAGAGGCAGGATCAGACGAGCGACACGGTTTTGCATCCGCTACAGGGTATAAAGGAGCCTCATCCGCTACAGGGAATTGTGGAGCCTCATCCGCTACAGGGTATAAAGGAGCCTCATCTGTTAGTGATCCTACTGGTGTAGCGGTTGCATGGGGACATGAGGCAAGAGCTAAGGGCTGTAAGGGAGCTCATCTTATCCTCTCTGATTGGAAATATGTAGGAGCCAGATATAGCGATGGAGATTATATGGATCCTTATGATAAGGAGAGCTGGGAGCTCACAGGAGCTAAGATGGTAGTAGTAGATGGAGAGAAGATTAAAGAGGATACATACTACCGCTGTATCGAGGGAGAAATTGTAGAAGTAACAGAAGATGGAGAGATCGTAGAGGAATAATACAGAGAGTGGTACATTTTGTAAGAAAAGATGTACCACTTTTTCTATTTTATCTAAAAATCCTCCTCAAAAGTGATTAGGTTATATATCAATTTAAAAGGGAGGTAAAAACCGTGTCAGAGGTAGGATGTGATATAGTTGAGTACCTTAAAGAGTTTCATACATCGGAGGGAAAAGCGGTAAAGGCTAGAGAGCTGTGTGTACTGTTTAATGTGCATGAGAAACAGCTAAGAAACATTGTAAGCGATCTGAGGCAGAATGGAGAGGCTATATGTAGCTCTACTTATGGTTACTGGTACTCCAGAGATCCAGATGATATATCCACTACCCTAAGCAGATTAGTAGGGCAAGTAGATAATATGCAGAAAGTAATAGCAGGATTAAATAGGATCTTACAGGAGGTGCAGGATGAGCAAAAGGAGAGTTAGAAGAAAGAGGAGAGCCAGAGTAAATATAAAGCCTCTTATACTGGCAGGAGTAATAATAGCTGGAGTAATTACTGTGGTAATGGGTGTAAATCTAAAAGGAGCAGATAAGGAGCCTCCTACTGAGGAGATTTATATTACAGAAACTCCGCAAGCTGAGAATACAGAGCCAGTAACGGAAACAGAGCAGGAGGCAAAGCTGGAGCACGATTTTAACTATACATATCCGTATAATACGATGAGTGCAGACTGGGGAGCTGAGGTATATGAGGAGGGATTTAGATATTATGAGATCCCACAGGAGTATAAGGATGCTGGAGGATGTTTTCCAGAAATAGTACAGGTTTACCTCTGGTGTGAGTGTAAAGAGTATGGAGTAGATTATTATACGGTACTAGCCCTCATAGAGAGGGAGAGCGGTTATCACTGGGATAAGGTAGGAGATAACGGAAACAGTAAGGGCTATATGCAGATATACGAGAAATGGCATACAGAGCGGATGGAGGCGGAGGGAGTAACAGATCTCTTTAATCCATATCAAAATATCAGAGTAGGGCTTAACTGTTTAAGAGAGATACAGGATAAGTATTTAGCCTCCAGCGGAGAAAATTGTGTACTCATGGTATATAACATGGGCGAGAGCGGAGCTAAAAAGCTGTGGGCTAAAGATATTTATAGCTCAGCATATAGCAGAGAGGTAATAGCAAGAGCACAGGAATTAAGACAGGAACTAACACAGGAATAATACAGGATCAAGCAGGAGTATAGGAAAAACTATACTCCTTTTTTCTTGTTAAAAGGGAGGTACACGATGTTTAAGGTAGGCGATGCCATTAAGTGGATGTGTCCTCTGGATAATGATTATACCTATGGAGAGATTACAGCTCTTAGAAAGAGTGTAGCTACAGTAAAAGGCACTGGGTTATACAGCGGTATTACAGCGGAGGTACACCTAAGATACATAGAAAAAGCAATGAGAGGAGGCGGTAGCGTTGGGAGCGATTGTAAGAAATGTAGTAAACGATCAATTACTAAGGCTGAGCTATAAGGATCCTAAGAATATAAAGAGATTTTTGAGAAACTGGGGAGGCTTAGAGGGCTTAAGTGAAAAAGGAGATACAGTAGCTACCTGTATCCTCACAGATCTTAAGACAGTAACAGCTATTGATCTGGATAAATACCATAAAAGCGATAGAGCAGAGTTTAATAAGGCATACAGAAAAGGAAAGTTAAGCCATTATCAGTATATGAGTATAGCGTATGTGCTGGTACTGGGATATACACAGGATGAGTTAGCATTTGTAATGGGCGTGGATCAGAGTGTTATTAGTAAGAATATAAACAGCGGTATAAAGAGAATACAGAGAGAGCTTAGAGCTTATCTGGAGGAGGATTAGATGAGTTTAATAAAGTGTGGAACCGATGAAAATGGATCCTACATAGAATTGAAAAGACCGAGAGGAGAAACGCCTCAATGCTTTATAGATGAGTGCGGAGTAGTACACGATACCATAAGGATTTATGAGTACAAGGCAGTAAGGAGTAAAGAGATCCCTACAGATAGCAGGTGTGTAATGTGTGGGGAGATAATACCAGAGGGCTCTATGGTATGTGATAGATGCAGAGAGGCGGTGGAGGGATTTGAGTAAGTTTAGGCGTGAGGAAGATGAGGCGGATAAATGGCTAAGAGAGCATGATCCTTACTATACATCCTCAGATAGGGATAAGAGAAAGAAAATGAGTAATCCCTATGAAACTCCAGAGCAGGAAAAGCGGAGGAGAGAAACAGAGATCCCTCTTAGTAACCTAAATAGTTATCAGAGAGTGCAATTTAAGCAGGTAGGAGGCTCTTATACAGAGCGTGGAGAGTTTGATCTGTAAAAGGGTGCATAAAAATTACAGATATGTACCCTAACTAATGAAACAAAATTACATAGCTTAGGAAATAAATAGAAAGAGAGGTACATGAGGCTATGAAAGATTTACAAGTAAAGTACACAGATCCGCTGGATCTTATCCCTTATGAGAATAACCCTAGAATTAACGATTATGCAGTAAAAAAGGTTATGGAGAGTATTAAGGAGTACGGATTTACTAATCCGATTATCGTAGATGCAGATATGGTTATCATCGCAGGGCATACGAGGAGAGAGGCTAGTATCTTAGCAGGGCTGGATAGAGTACCGTACATAGTAAGAGATGATCTCACTCCAGAGCAGGTAAAGGCTTACCGTATTGCAGATAACAAGTTGGCAGAGTTAAGTAACTGGGATGATGAGTTACTCAAAAAGGAGTTATTTGAATTACAGGCGGTAGATTATTCCTTAGAGGTAATGGGATTTACAGAGATAGACCTTAAAGAGATCTTTACAGAGAAAGAAGTACCTAAGGAGAAAAAGAAGAAAGAGGAGAAAACTACTTTACCTATGCTCCGTTTCGGATCCAACAGTGTAAGGATTACAGAGGATGAGTTGGTAATGCTTAGCAATAGATACAATGAGTATGTAGAGAGTACTCCAGATGAGGGCTTTATTACATGGCTACTAAAGAGAGGCTTATAGTAAAAACCTCCTACATGGATGTGCTGGAGAGGATGCTGAGAAAGAGAGGCGTAAAAGTGGTTATGAGTGGAGTAAGAGAAATGACCTTAGCAGAGGAGATAAGAAATCTGGCAGAGCTGGGAGTAGATCAAAATGTTATAGACAGAATGACACAGAAATATAACAGGATGATCACAGATCATGGAAATACTTGTAACATGATCCGAGAGGAAGTATACCGAGAGGTAAGAGGCGTAAAGGCGGAGCTGGCGGAGAAAGAAACTATCATAAGAGTATTAACAACTCATATAAGAGAGAAAGAGCTACTGTAAGAGGTAGCTCTATTTAATTTCATTCTATGTACTGAAATCCCTATGAAATGAGTAAAAGGTGGAGGAGGGCGGAAAAGAGGCTTAAATAAAGCAATAATACTAAAGAAACATATAAGAGTAGTTAATGTAATAACACAAAGAAAAAGAAAAACTAATTTCAGTACTATAAAAGAAAACATAGTAAGGAAGATAGATAGAAAGAAAATAGAGGGAATTAACGGATAACAACAGGAATGTAAGTAAAACTGTAGAAATTCCCACTCAAACACAAAGAGCAAGGAAAGGAGGCGGATCGAGGGTGGCTAATACATTGAGTAAAGAGAATGAACTCCAGAGGAAAGCGTTTGAGCTGTATTATGGCTTAGGAGATAAGAGATCTCTTAGAGCGGTAGCAGAAACCATAGGAAGAACGGAGAGAACTGTAGCAGGGTGGAGCAGGGCTTTTAACTGGGTAGCTAGAGTAACCCAGAGAAATATAGAGAACGCTCAGAACAGTAACGAGGCTAAGATCACAGCGGAGCTAACGGATGTACGGACTAAGTACCGTATCCTTATCAATAACCTTATGGCTGATTTTAGTAAGGATATTGCACAGGGCAAGGTAAAAGTAAAGAATATCAACGATTTTGAGAGGCTGGTTAAGCTGGATATGCTCCTTATGGGAGAGGCTACAGAGCGTGTAGAGCGTGGCGGTACACAGGAACTCTCACAGGATGCTAAGGATCGCTTAGATGAGATCGCTCAGCTTATGAAAAGTGCTAAGAAGTAGTGCAGATTGCACAATGGGTATAAGGTTTTTCCCTATGGAAAATACAGAGCCATTTGTAAGAATTGCACAAAGGAAAAGAAAAAAGGTAAATAAATCTAACTTTTTAAGGTTTATGTGATTATGTTACTTATCAAACATAAGGAGGTAAGCATAATATGAGTAATGCTATTAACCCAGAACACTATAACAGATTGAACCCACAGCCTAAGGATGTAATCAGAGCGTGGGGCTTAAATTTCAACTTAGGGAGTGCTGTAAAGTACATCTCCAGAGCAGGGCATAAGGATGATATTGTACAGGATCTTAAGAAAGCACAGGAGTTTATCCAGTTTGAGATTGATGCTATCGAGGGAGCCAGAGCGGAGAGAAAAGACAAGCCTAAGCATGAGGATTTTATGGATGCTTTGTTACATGGCTTGCTGGGAGTAGGACATATTGAGATCACAGGTAAGAGAAACGGTAAGACCGATGAGGAGATTGCTGAGATCGTAGATAAAACCATTAAAGATATTATCTCTGGCATGGCAGGAGTAGAGCTGGAGGAGATCAAAGAGGGAAACGGATACACAGAGGTACATATTACAGGTAATGCTAATCCGATTGAGGTAAGAGAGTACATTGAGCGAGAGCTTAAGGATCGCTTAGCTATGGTGCTGTAAGGAGGTTGATATGTTAGATAGAAATATAGATAAAGTAGAGCGAATTATAGAGCTTACATCAAACAGCGGTAAAAAAGAGCAGTTTAGAGTAGGGGATGTAGTAGACATAAATTACAGAAAACCTTTTGATCCGAGAGGTGTAGGTTATAATGGAGATGCAGGGCTTACAGGTAGAATAGCAGATATTAAAGATGCTGTTATTTATGTGGATGCAGGTACGCTTTTTCATAGTAATATTGTAGCAATCACTTTAGATACTGTGCTGTATGTAGCAAAGGCTGAGCATGAGCACATTGAGGATATGAGGAGAGCATAAGATGAAAATTGTAGATGCAGGATATGAGATCTTAGATAACCTCAATGGGGAGGAAATCTTAAAGAAGATCGAGAGAGTAGCAAGAGTATGTTATAAGAGTGAAGATAAGATCACAGAGGGATCCGCTGAGAAGATGGTAAGAGCTCTCATTAAGAGTAATCACATGGCGATGCTGGAGCACTACTCTTTTAGTGTAAAGTTTATTTGTGATAGAGGCGTATCCCATGAGATTGTACGCCACAGAGTAGCCAGCTATGCACAGGAGAGTACAAGGTATTGTAATTACAATAAGAGCGGAGATGTAGCTTTTATCCGCCCTGTATTCTTTGCAGAGGATACTCCAGAGATGGATAACTGGGTAGATAGCTGTATGAGAGCAGAGAAAACCTATAATTATCTGATTAGTGAGGGAAGAACTCCACAGGAGGCAAGATCTGTATTACCTAACAGCCTCAAAACAGAGGTAGTAATGACAGCTAACCTTAGAGAGTGGAGGCACTTCTTAAGCCTCAGAGCTTGCGGATCTACAGGAAAGCCTCATCCGCAAATGTTAGAGGTAGCAGTACCGCTCTTAAAGGAGCTTAGAGAGAGAGTACCTGTGGTATTTGATGATCTGGAGCCTATGGAGTGGGAAACAGTTAAATAAAGGCAGAGGTTAGGGAGGGAGAGCTGTAAAAGGCTCTCCTTTTCAGTTAGGAGGGATTATATGATTATCTTAGTAGGGATCGGATGCTTTATGGCAGGAGCAGTAGTGGGAATTGTTATGATGAGCCTTTGTGTGGCAAGCCATAACAGTAGCTTAGAGCTGGAGAACAGACAAAAGGAGGATAAAGAGTAATGCAGATAGTAAGCGGAGATATAACCAGAGATATTACTGGAGAGATTGTATATCTTAAGGCATATAAGAAGATGGTAGGAGAGGTAACAGGGTATAGCACTGAAAAGGGTACAGCTACAGTAAAGCTATGTGATACAGGGCTGGAAATAACCGTATCTTTAGATGATATTGAGAGTACAGGCAGTACACAGCCTCACAGAGCTTTTAATAGCGAGGTACATATCTTAGGAACCAGATACAGTATCCGTATTATAGATGAGGATGATTACAGATATGATAGAGAGGCGGATGGATGGTGTGATCCTAGTGTAAAGGAGATCCTCATTTTTAACTATAAGCAGAGTGCGGAGAGTGTAAAGGATCTGATAGCATATCAGAAAAAGGTACTCCGCCATGAGATAGTACACGCTTTTCTCTATGAGAGTGGTTTATGGCAAAATGCTTACGGTAGTAAGTGCTGGGCTAAAAATGAGGAGATGATAGATTGGATGGCTATACAGATCCCTAAGATCCAGAGAGCATATAAGGAGGCGTACTGTGATGAGTGATTTAGGAAGATGCAAACATACACTCTATATCCTTAAGCATAAGCCAGAATATACAAAAGGCTGGGGCTGGAGGTGTAAATACTGTGGTAGGACTTATAAAGACCTCAGAGAGGAGGCAGAGTATAAGGAGCGTGAGAGGAGGAGTAGAACATGGTAGCAGGATTATTAAAGCTGGTATTTATTCTTTGTACCATAGCGGTAGTAGGATTATCGGTAGTAGATACTCTCTGGTTTAATGCTATGCCAGAGAGTAACCGTTATAAGAATGTACAGGCGTTTAATGTGGTTACGCTGTGGATCGTAGCTATAGTACTTATTATCAAACTGGTAACGATGTAGGGAGCTAACAGGCTCCCTTTTATTATGCGTAGAAAGGAGGTTAGGCGGATGTGTTAGATTATAAAGTAGTATCCCTAGTAGAGAATAAGCTAGGGGAGGTACAGGATCAGAGAGAAAGAGATGCTATGATAAAGTACCTTATACAGGAGGCAGATTTTGAGATAGCGTATTATCTGGTATGCACCTACATTACTAAGAGAAATGTAATGGATCTCCATAAGAGCATTATCTCTAACATATCGAATAGTAAGAGCACGCTGGATCTAGCCCCTAGAGGTTTCGGTAAAAGTACTGTAGGCGATGTGGATTATTGTATTACAAGGATCCTCAGAGATCCTAATATCCGTATTATGATAGGATCCAAAACACAAACACAGGCGGAGGCGTTTCTTAAAGAGGTTCGTACTCACTTTGAGCAGAATGAGGATCTTATTAGGATTTTCGGAGATTGGAAAACCAGTAAGGATAATGTATGGAATGATAGAGAGTTTACGGTAAATAAGAGGAGCATTATTAAGAAAGAGGCTACTCTAACAGCACTAGGAGCCTCTGGAGCGGTTATTTCTAAGCACTTTGATGTAATTATAGGCGATGACTTAGTAGGGCTGGAAAATGCACGAACAGAAAAGCAGAGGAGTAATCTTAAGGAATGGTTTTATAGTTCTCTTTTTCCTACACTGGAGCCAGATGGAGAGATCCATATACTGGGTACACGATATAACCCATTGGATCTGTATGAGGATCTGATAAAGAGTAAGGATTATGTGGTAAATACCCAGAGAGCTATAAGAGTGGTAAACGGTAAGAAAGTATCTCTCTGGGAGGAGAAATTTAGTTTAGAGAGGCTGGAGGCTATTCTTAAGCAATCTGGTAAGATTATTTTCAATATGCAGTATCAAAATGATACAGAGCTGGCAAAGGGTAAGATTTTTAAGGCTCAGTATTTCAGATATTACGAGGAGTACAAGATTGATTATGATTTTCAGACCGCTAAGGTACGAGTTAAGACAGAGGATGGTATAGATCAGTGGATCAAGGTAAGGCTTTGTTTCGGATGCGACTTAGCAATATCTGAGAAAGAGCAGGATAAAGGAGATTATTTTGTACTCATGGTAATAGGGGTAGATGCAGATCATAATGTGTATGTACTGGATTATGTGAAAGAGAGATTAACCTTTAATACCCAGCTTAATACCATTATTGACTACGGTAGAAATAAATTCCCTATGGTGGAGAGAATAGGCGTGGAAACAGTAGCCTATCAGAAATCCTTAGCACAGGAGCTTAGGAGATTATCTCTACTCCCTATTATCAATATCAATACCTCTAAGGACAAAGTAACAAGAGCTATGAGGAGATCGGCTAACTTTGAAAACCACAAGGTATATTTTAGAGAGGGTATGGATGATCTGGAGGAGTGCTTACTGTTATTCCCAGAGGTAGATCACGATGATTTATTTGATGCCCTAGATTTTGCTATGACTATGGCAGATGGCGGTAATGAGATCAGAGTACTTAAAAGAGAAGATTTTAGAATTTAGTGTAAAAGCCCTCACTTATTAGGGCTTATTTTTATGCAGAAAAGGAGGATATAAGCAATATGGCAGAGCTTAGCAGACCGATAGATAAAGAGTTTAATGTGGAAGTTGAGGGAGGCAGATTTAGCACCAGTTTTCTTAATGATCTGGTAGATACTCATGTAAATAAGATCGCTCCCCGATATATAAAGTTTCAAAAGCTGTACGAGGGTAAGCATAAGATCCAGAATAGACCGAGAAAAGACAAAAACAAGCCTAATAATAAGCTGGTAAATGACTTTTTCGGACAGACGATTGATAACACAGTAGGTTATTTTCTGGGTAATCCTATTGTACTTAACTATACAGAGCCTAAAAAGGATAAGGCACCTGTAGAGGCAGATCCAGCGGATGTAGGAGTAGACCTTACAGAGCTGGAGGATACAGCGGTACAGGATGAGTTAGATAAGATCTGTAGTGATAACGATAAAGACGATCTTTTTATAGAGTGGGGTAAGGAGGCTATGATTAAGGGCTTATCCCATATCTTAGTATATCAAGATGAGGAGAGCCATACTAAGATGATGAGAGTATCTCCAGAGGATCTTATCATAGTGTATAAGAATAGCTCCACAAAGGAGCCAGCCTATAAAATCCGTTTGTATGATATTGATACAGAGGATACTAAGAAAACTACTCACTATGCAGAGGTGTATAGCCCTACTAAGATAGAAACTTTTAAGTGTGTAGATGATGGCTCTTGTGGAGCTACAGGTAAGGGCAAGGCTAGACAGTTTGCAAGCTATGAGTTTGTAGAGGAAAAGTCTCACATTTTCGGTAGGATCCCTATTATCACGGTATACAATAATGAGGAGCAGATGAGCGATCTTGAAAAGATAGAAACTCTGGTAAATGACTATGATAAGGTGCTCTCCGATGTGTCTAATGAGTTTGAGGCATTTAGAAACGCCTATTTAATGCTTAAAAACATGGTAGCAGGTAATGATAGCATCCAGAAACTCAAAGATGAGGGAATTGTAGAGGTAATGGAAAACGGAGATATGAAATTCATTACAAAGGAGATCCAGACGGAGGCACTAGAAAACCATCTTAACAGGCTGGAGAAGAATATCCATAAGTTTTCCGCTGTACCAGATCTCTCAGATGAGAACTTTGCAGGAAATCTTAGCGGTGTAGCTATCAGATTTAAGCTCTTTGGGCTGGAAACTAAGTGTATTATCAAAGAGAGAAAGATGGAAAAGGCTATAAAGGAGCTGGTAAGAGTGCTTAGTGTGCCTATCCATGTAAATACAGGGCGTGAGGTGGATGTACTTAACCTCAAAGTGGAGTTTAGTAGAAATGTACCTAACAATCTTACAGAAATTGTAGATACAGTAACTAAGCTGGATGGAAAAGTGGATAAGGAAACGCTCCTCAGCTTACTCCCATTCATTGATAACCCTAAAGAAGTGCTGGAAAAGCTGGAGGCAGATAAGGAAAGAGATAGACAGAGTACAGATCCTTACTCTATGCAGAATGTTACAGAGGATAGCAATAATTTATTCCCTAACCTTAACGCACAGAATAGCCCACAGGAGGCTCTAAATGCACAGGGGGCTACAATTCCTCAACCAGAACAGTAAAAGGGCTATATGAGGCTGTAAGGAGGTGTAAAGAGTGGCTAATGTAGGCTATGTAAACAAAGAAGTAGCGAAAATGTACGGTATTCCCTACTCAGAGCTTACTCCAGAGCAGAAAAAGATCCTCCGTGAGGACAGTGTGAGGAGAGCTAAGCTCATTAAGGAGCGTGAGGAGGCAGTACTTAAAAATAATCTCAAAGCGTTTGAGGATGAGGCTAAGATGGAGAAAGTCTTAGCCTCTATTTATGCTAGTTGCCAGAAAGAGATCCTTGCCAGCGTAACAGAAACCATAGCAAAGGTACAAAAGGCTGGAGGAGAGTGGAGCTATGCTAATCAATCAGCACTCACACGGAGTAGAGGATTATTTGAGCAGATCGGAGAGCAGATAAAAGCCTTAGGACAGAAAGAGCAGATTACTTTTAGGCAGGGGCTTAGTAATATCTATACGGATCAGTTTTTGAGGCAGGTGTACGATCTGGGGCAGAGCATAACGGTAAAGGCTAATTTTAACAGGCTTAATCCAGCTCTGATACAGAAAACCTTAGATTATCCGTGGAGCGGTGCTATGTTCTCAGATAGGCTCTGGCAGGATAAGGAGAGGCTGGGTAGAAATCTCCGTGTAGGACTTACTCAGAGTATGATATTGGGAGAGGGAATACCTCAGATCACGGATAGGATCAATAAGGGCATAGATACAGTCAGATATAACGCTGAGAGAGTAGCAAGGACAGAAACAAAGAGAGTTACCTACTGTGCTCACGATGATGTATATAAGGATACTGGGGTAGAGGAGCTTAGATACCGCTGTGCTAACGGCGGAGATAGTAGGACTTGCCAGTATTGCAGAGCTGATAATGGTAAAGTATTCAAAAGGGGGGAGGAGCCTACTCTCCCACGCCATCCTAACTGTAGATGCGTATATATCCCTGTAGTAAGTGATACCTTTGAGGATAATGAGCTTAATGAGCTTACAGGATCCATTAGAGGTGCTGAGAACTATGAGAAGTGGAGAGAGGCAGAGGCTAAAAAGCAGGAGGAGGTAAAACCTGTAGAAAAGGTTAGTACAAAGGCGGTAGAGAAAGAGCTTAAAGAAAATCCTACTCCTGTACCAGAGCAGATTAAGCTCACAGATTACCCACAAGTTTTTTATGCAACTAAGCCAGAGGCTAAAAATACACAAGCTCTATTAGATTATATGAACTCTAAAACATCCGTAGATCCTAATGTGGTAGCACTATATACTAAGATGGATAAATTGTGTGATGGGCTATCCGATGAGGTAGTATTAAAGGTAACACATGGAGAGCACAGGGTTAAGAGATCGTGGAATAGAAATTTTGAATATGTTTTTGATGTGGGTATCCCTAAAATAAACCCTAATTATATCGGCACTTATGATACTAACCTCCACGAGGAGATGCACTTTTTAGATATGCTGATAACTGTTAAGGATAATAAGGATAAGTTACCTAGTAAAATGTTCTCACAATCTTATAAACCTCTTATAGAGGCGTTTGATAAGGCTACTCCAGTTATCGGAGATAAAGCTAAAAAGCTCTTTGAGGATTTTGCCAAAGAGTGTGATATAATATATAAAAAGCAACAAGAAACCTTTAATGCACAGCATGAGAAACTTAAGGAGCAGTATAGATCTGGAGCGATTGATTGGAAAAAGTACAACAGCCTTTTTAAGAAATTGCAAAAAGAGGTTAATGAGGAGGCAGATAATAAGCGTAGAGCTCTCTTTGGAGGCGGAGTATCTGGATTACAGGATATTTACGATGCAGTAAGTAAGGGAACTTTTAGAGATACAGGACAGGTTACATACGGTCATGGATCCGCTTATTATACAGATAGGCGTAGGACTAATCCTAATTGCTCAGAGAGTTTAGCTAACTATGCCTCTCTTTGTGTAGGACATTCAGAGCTTATAGATATTTTAGCTGAGGATTATCCAGAGATTGTAACAGCATTGAGAGGATGTGTGGAGGCTATGTTAAAGGAGGTGCCTAAGTAATGGAGGAGAAGAAAATACAGATCATGGATCTTTTATCTTATGCTATCGGTATTCCAGAGATGAAATATTTTAATCTGGATAGTGATGAGCTCTTAGATGAAAAGATAGAGGTACTTACTCAGATTAAAGAGGGTAAGACGATAGCAGAGATCCCTAACTTTTATAAAGTGCTGGAGGATCTACCAGAGGATGATATGTGGGATTAGCTCACAGGAGAGGCTAACAGGCGTAAAAACTTGTTAGCCTCTTTTTTTTTGCTCTGAAATAAAAATCTAAAGAAACTGAAAAAAGATTACATAGTAAATACATATTTTCTCCAGATATTTACCCTAACTTATGTAGAAACAGTAGGGATATTTTGCAGATAACTTACGAGGGATCAGCATTATATAACTCATTTTAAGGAGGATAACAACTATGGCAGATGTAAACACAAACACAGCTACACAGACACAGGAGCAGGGTAACGGTACCCAGACTAATACCACAGCTAACGCTAACACTACTGGAGCAGGTGCAGATAGCACTCCTAAGGTAAAGACAGAGGAGGAGATCAGAGCAGAACTCCAGAAAGAGTATGAAAAGATGGCAGATAAGAGAGTAACGGATGCCATTAAGAAAAAGGAAAAAGAGTGGGCGGATAAGCAGGCTAAGGAAAAAATGACAGAGGATGAGCGTAGACAGGCAGAGGAGCAGGAACGCCTACAGGCACAGGCTAAGAGAGATTTGGATCTTACTATCAAGGGCTTAAAGCTGGATGTAGTAGATGCAGTACAGGAGATGGGGCTGGATGCTGGTTTCCGTAACTTAATCGCTGTAGAGGACTTAGCAACTATTGCAGATGAGGATGAGCGTAAAGCTAAGCTCACTGAGAGAGTAAAGGGTATGAAAAAGCTCTTTGATGCTGAGGTAGCTAAGGAAGTTACAAAGGCTAAAGCTGAGTTTCTCAAAGGTACTACACCTACTACAGGTACAAGTACAAAGAACACGGAAAAGGATACCTATAACAAGGCTAAAAAGGCAGGAGATGTTAAGGGTATGCTTGATGCAAAATTTTATGCCACAGAGGAAACAGATTAAGAAAATAGGAGGTAAATAACGATGGCAGAAATGGTAAAAAGAAAAAAGTTTCTTGATGGAGAGGTATTAGATCTTAGTGAGCAGATTGCTCTTACATCTCCTACAGATACTCCACTCTCTACTCTTATTTTAGGTAGAGGAGCTGTAGTACCAGCAAAGGATATTACAGTAACATGGAGAGAGCGTAAACTCAACGAGGATAAAGGTACTCTTAAGTTAGAGGGTGCTGAGGCAGGAGAGGTAATTACTTCTACAAGAGGATCACTCTCTAACGTGTGTCAGATCATCGAAAAGGTAACACAGGTATCTGGTACAGCACAGGCTCTTAATCCGCTTGGGATTGGTAACAGCTTTACCGCAGAGGTCAATGATCGCTTAGTAGAAACTAAGAGAGATATGGAGTGGTATTTCCTTAACGGTACAAAAACGCTGGAGCAGGATACTACACCTAGACAGATGAACGGATTACTTAACTTAGTAAACACTGAGAATGTAATTGATGCTACTGATACAGGACTTACTGAGGATCTTCTCTTAGATGCCTTACAGAAAATGTGGGATCACGGAGCACAGGGAGAGTATTTCACTTTTGTTAATGCTACAGTAAAACGCCTTATTAACAAGTTAGCTAAGAGTGGGGATAACATCCGCTTTGTTAAGGGCGATGAGGGCGTAGGTAAGGCTTTTGGTGTTACTTACAATCGTTTTGAGAGTGATTTTGGTGTGCTTAACATGGTACTTAACCGTCATGTAAAAGCAGATGCTCTCTTAGCTGTAGATCTGGAGCAGGTGCAGATTGCAGAGCTTAGACCTACTTTCTATGAGGATCTTCCTAAGGGCGGAGATTACGAAAAAGGTCATATCATCAACGAGAGCACAATTAAGCTCCTTAATAGCTATGCTGGAGCTAAGATCATTAACATTTCAAAATAAGCAGGAGGTAAATAGTTATGGCAACTACAGCAAAGACAGAAACAGCTAAGGTATACAAGTTTGTTTCTCAGAATAAATTTTTGACTTGTACAGCCCTTAATATCCAGTTTATGGATGGAAAGGCAGAAACTAAGGATCTGGCAGTAGCTAAAGAGCTGGCTAAGATTGATGGGGTACAGTTAGTAGAGGAATAAGGAGGGATCTCCTATGGATAGCTTAGAGCGTTGTAGGATCCTCTGTGGAATATCGGAGGATAACACAAAAAAGCTGGGGCTATTAACAGTGCTCTTAGAAAAAGCAAGAGAGGATATAGAGGCATTTTGCAGAGATACCTTTATAGAGGCTCTTACTAACGATGAGGGCATTATTACAGGATATACGGATGTATTCCCTAAACAGCTTAAGAATGTGCAGGAGGATTTAGCTATCCAGCGTTTTAGAAAGCTGGGAGCTGAGGGAGAGAGCTCTTATACCTTAGCGGATGAGAGCGTAACCTTTGATGATCCATTACCTGTATCAGTAGAAAAAAAGCTGTATCCATACCGCCAGCTATTCCCTAGATCCTATACTCTGGATGATCCAGTAGGCGGATATAAGGAGGGCTAAGGTATGCAATTTCTCTATGATAAGCAAGTGGTAGTAAAAAGATACTCCTCTACTTTAGGAGAGTTTAACCGTCCTAATAAAACTCTTGTAGAGGTTGGTACTTATGAGTGCCATACCGCAGAGAGTAGTACTACCACAGCACAGCTCCAGCCACAAAAAAAGAATACCACAGATCTTACACTCTACACGGATCCAGAGGCTCCTATCAAAAGGGGAGATATTTTATATGTCTATGAGCTGGATGAGTACGATAAGCCTATTATGAGTACGGAGTTTAAAGCTATCGCAGATAAGCCTTATAAAAAGCGTACTCAGCTCATTGTATCACTCCTTAGTGAGGAGGAGGTATAGTGGAGGGCTTTACTATCGAGGGCTGGGATGATTTTGTAGAGAACTTTAGTAAGTTTGTGGATAAATGGGCGGATAAGAAAAAGATCCTCCTCCAGAGGATGGCTAATATATATCATGGCGAGGTTATACCTCATGTGCCAGTAGATACCTCACGGTTAGTAGATAGTATTACCATTTTCGGAGAGGGGATACCTCACGATTTTGTAGAGGTGGGAACTAATGTAGAGTATGCCCTATATGTAAATGATGGTCATGTACAGCATAAGAGATTTTTACCAGCGGATAAGCTGAGTGTAGGCGGAAAAGCTAAATACCTTAAGAACAGAAACCAAAAAGGGATCATGTTAAAAGATAGCTATGTAAATGGCTCTTTTTTTATGGAAAAAGGTATGCAAGATGCTAAGCCCAGACTTAACAGGCTGGTAGAGAGCTTTTTACAGCAAATAGGCAGAGAGATAGAGGGAGGTAGCTTATGAGATTGCTTAACAGCGTGTGTAGGGTTATTGCCTCCGCTTATTCTAGAGTGCCAGTGCATATAGAGGAGGTTCCTAACAATTTTGAGCGTAACAGCTTTTATGTAACGCTGGCTACAGGCAGTAGCGAGCTAAAAAATATCAATGTGTATGAGGATGATCCGATATTCCAGATCGTTTACTTTGCGAAAAGAAACGAGGCTAATCAAGTGGTAGCGGAAAAGCTCTATGAGGTAAAGGAGGAGCTTAAAAGGCTTTTCCTCCTTAAGAGGGTTGTACCTGTGATCCCTTTAGCTGGAGTAAAGGAAAAACCCAGATATGCAAAGATAGAGAATTACTCCGATGATGTGAGGGTTAGTGAGGGGGCTTTATATGTAAAGATCACTCTCAACTTTACAGAGGATGTACCTGTAGAGGATAACTATGAGCTTATCGGAGATGTGGATATTGAAACAAAGACAGTAACAAACGGATAGGAGGTTAAACAGAATGGGATTACCAGATATTATTATTGAGTTTTCCAAAAAAGCGGTAACAGCCATCCAGAACGGATCTACAGGCATTGTAGGCATCATGCTTAAGGATGCCAAAAATAAGGGGGCTATGGTGCTCCGTAGCGTGGATGAGATCCCTACTGGAGATAGTGCTTTTAGTGCAGAGAATATCGCTTATATTGAGAGGGCGTTTATCGGCTCTCCATCTAAGGTAATTATCTACACGATGGATAAAACAGCGGAGAGTTACGATGAGGCTACAAAGTATTTTGCTACACAGAAAGTAAATTACATTGTAGGAGCTCCAGATCTTACCACAGAGGAGGCTACTAAGCTGGCTACATGGGTTAAGGGTATCAGAAAGAACTCTGTACGCAGACCTGTAGCAGTACTCCCTAAGACCGCTGGAGATAGCAGGGGCGTTATTAACTTTGAGGTAGTAAACAGCTCCGCTACAGATAAGATCGAGGTAGGAGAAAAGCAGTACACAGAGGCGGAGTACTGTAGTAGAATTGCTGGCTTGTTAGCTGGCTTAGATCTCAGAGTATCCGCTACCTATAAGCCTCTCACTGAGGTAACAGCTATCCCTCTGGTAGATAGTGATGAGGAAGTAGATACCGCTATTGATGCTGGTAAGCTCACTCTCTATAACGATGGAGAGCGTGTTGTAATTGCAAGAGGTGTAAACTCTCTCACTACAGTTACAGAGGTAGAAACAGCGGATCTCCAGAAAATCAAGATCAATGCTATACAGGATCAGATTGAGGGAGATATTTACAGCACTATTAACAAGAGCTACATCGGTAACTACAGTAACTCTTATGATAACAAGTGCTTACTGATTACAGCTATCAAGGGCTACCTTAGAGGGCTGGAGGCTACAGAGGGCGGTAAGGGCTGGCTTAAGGCTGATAGCTCTACTATGGAGATCAATGTAGCTAAGCAGAAACAGTACTTAGAGAGTATCGGAGTAGATACCTCTGAGATGGATGAGCAGGCTATTAAGGAGGCTAATACAGGCTCTCATGTATTCCTTAAGGGTACTATCTCTATCTTAGATGCTATCGAGGATGTAGATATTTTCATCAATAAGGATTAAGGAGGTAATTACAGATGGCAGTAGAAACAAAGCGAATTTGTAACGGTACCTTTGGAGAGCTCTGGTTAGACGGAGATTATGTAGGAGAGTGCTATAAGGCACAGGCAAAGGTAGAGTTTACAAAAGAGGAGATTAAACAGTGCGGTACTTTCTTCACTGATAACAAGGTTGTCGGATGTAAGGGTACAGGATCTCTTACTATGCACAAGGTAAATTCCAGAATGGCTATTAAGGTAGCTAACATGGTTAGAAATAAGCAGGATGTACGCTTTACGCTTATCAGTAAGTTAGCGGATCCAGATGCTTACGGTGCAGAGCGTGTATCTATCACAGGAGTACAGATGGATGATCTTACTCTCTTTGATTGGGAGGCTCAGAAACCTCTTGAAACAGAGGCTCCGTTTACCTTTACAGGGTACGAGTACTTAGATCAGATTACTCCTCAGTAAGAGTTATAAGAGTGCAGTTTGGGGAGGGTAAAACCTCCCCTTATTTTTATTATATGAAAAATTAAGGAGGGCTATAACATGGCTACAAAGAATGTAAATGCAGAGGCAGTACAGGCAGAGGAAACAGAAAAGAAAGAGGCGGTTAATATCTTAGATCTCCTCTTAGGATCCGATGTGGGAGAGATTAAGCTCCCTACTAAGGAGGTAGAGATTACCAGATTATCACAGGTATACGGTGCTCCGTTTATCCTCACTATTAAGGCTATTACTCCAGCTAAGTTTGAGGAGATACAGGATATGAGCATTGATGTAAAGGGCAAGGATGCGGATATTGATATTACCCAGCTCCAGCTCTTTACAGTGATCGAGGGCGTAGTAGATGCTACAGGTGCTCCGATGTTCAAAAATAAGGAGCTTATGAGTAAGTTTAAGGTATCTACTCCTAAGGATCTGGTAAGAGCGATCTTACTTTCTGGAGAGATCGCTAAGATTTACGGAGAGATCTCTGAGCTGGCAGGTTTCGGAGATAATGCGGTTAAAGAAGTAAAAAACTCATAAGTACAGATGGGCTTACCCAGATGATGTACTACTACTGGAAACACGGTAGAGTACTCCCATCTGTATTTTACAAATTGCCTAGAGGCGAGCTCTTAGTATTACAGGCTTTTTATGAGCAGGAGAGAGATGATAATAACAAAGAGCTAGAGAGGGCAGATAAGAGTAAGAGTGTTATGTACAATATCAATCTACTCACATAGAGGAGGTGGCATATATGGCGGTAGAGTTTGGTGCAAAACTTTATTTGAAAGATAATATGTATGCTACCCTTAAGAAAAATCTAGGTTTACAGCGTGAGTTTTCGGAGCAGGTAGATAAAACTAATGCGAGTATGCAACAGATGGGGCGTACAAGGGTTAATGCTACTATCAATGCTACGGATAACGCCTCTGGAGTTGTAGAGAGCGTTAGACAAACTGTAGAGAATGTAGGCAATACAACAGTATCCCCAGAGGTATCCATACAGGATAACGCCTCTGGGGTTATTGGTGCTATACAGGATACCTTAGATACCGTCAATACTACCACAGCTACTCCAGATGTGGAGGTAGAGGATAATGCCTCTCCTACTATCAATGAGGTAGAGAGTAGAGTACACAGGCTGGGAAATGTGAGAGCATTAACCAGAGTGGAGGTAAACGATCAAGCCACAGAAAAGGTAGAGAGAATAACCCAGAGGATCAAAGATCTTACTAAAAAGGTATTCTCTCCAGTGATTAAGCTAAAGGATCTCACGGTTAGTACAGTAGGAAAGATTAAGCAGAGGCTTAAAGAGATAGCCACTACTTTTACTCCGATTGTAAAGATCAGAGATTTAGCCTCACAGGGCTTAGCTAAAATCAAAAATACCTTAGGTGGGCTACGAGATAGAGTTACCTCTGTAGCGGTAGGGATCCACGATAGAGCTACATCTGGATTAAATAAAATAAGGGTAGGTGTACGAACAGTAGGAAAGCTGGTGGCTAAGCCTTTTATATCTATTAAGGATGGAGCCACTAGAGGGATCACAAAGGTTAGAAACTCCCTAAAATCTGTAGGGAAAACAGTAGCTAAGCCTTTTGTTACTCTGAGGGATAAAGCAAGTGCTCCTCTGGGTAAGGTAGGCGGTGTACTGAAATCCGTAGGTAAGGTAGTAGCTAAGCCTTTGATAGCAGTAAAAGACGGTGCTAGTAAGATCCTCCACGGTATAGGCAGTAGCTTAAAATCCATCGGTAATATGTCTGTAAAGGCTATGGTAGCGGTAAAGGATGGGGCTAGTGCTGTACTGGGTAAGATCGGTAGTACACTTAAGAGCCTTGCAAAAGGCGTAACAATCGCTGTAGGAATTGCAGGAGCAGGAGCTACAGCTCTTATGGGTAAATCCTTAGGAGAGGGAGCTAAACTACAGCAAAGTATAGGCGGTATTGAAACGCTGTACACAAAGACTAATAGTGATGGTAGTACAGATACCTCAGCGGTAGATAAGATGTTACAGTACGCTAATCAAGCGTATAAAACTACAGGCTTATCCGCTAATGAGTACATGGAAAATGTTACCTCATTTAGTGCCTCTCTTTTGAGTGCGTGTGCAGGAGATACAAATAAATCCGCTGAGATTGCTAACAAAGCTATGGTAGATATGGCGGATAACGCTAACAAGATGGGTACTGATATGGGATCCATCCAGAACGCTTATCAAGGCTTTGCAAAGCAAAATTACACGATGCTAGATAACCTTAAGCTGGGTTATGGTGGTACTAAGGAGGAGATGGAGAGGCTCCTTAAGGATGCACAGGCTATCACTGGTACTAAGTACGATATAAACAACTTAGCGGATGTTTATACAGCTATCGGAGTAATACAGGATAAATTAAATATCACAGGAACCACAGCAAAAGAGGCAGAGCAGACCTTTAGCGGATCTTTTGCAATGATGAAAGCCTCCGTTACTAACCTCTTAGGTAATTTATCTGTAGGGGATGGAGAGGCAGTAGCTAGAAGTATGGGAGAGCTGGTAGAGAGTGCAAGTACTTTCTTTTTCGGTAACTTTATACCGATGCTCCAGACGATTTTTAGTAACTTGCCTACAGCAATAGGAACAGCGGTAGAAAAGGTAGCTCCTCAGATTAAGGAGAATGTATTACCACTCCTTACATCTATCAAGGATGCAATCTTTACAGGGCTGGGTAATATCGGTATTGATACTGGAGCATTACAAGCTATTTTCGATCATCTTTTTAATGTAAAGGTAGACGGTGGCGGTATTTCTAGTATGTTCTCTGGGCTTAAGGATGGAATAGTACAGGCGATCAATACGATCTTACCTATAATCCCTCCGATTATCTCAGCGGTACAACAGATAGCCCCTGTAGTAGGGCAGGTAATTAGTACGATTATGAGCGGTGTAGCTCAGATCATACCGTATCTGATCCCAGTAATTCAGACTATCACTAATATCATTGTAACAGCGATGCCGATTATCCAGCAGGTAATAACTGTGGTGGTAAATGCTATTGTGGCGATCATGCCTACACTGAGCTCTATTTTCACTTTTGTAGGCGGTGTGATCCAGCAGGTACTCTCTGTAATTGGAAATCACATGGGATTATTCCAAACTATTGTATCCACGGTGGTTACAGTGGTTTCTACAGTTTGGCAGGCTCTAGCCCCTGTAATTTCGGCTGTGGTCGATTTGATTTTAACAGTGGTCGATGGGCTCCTTACTGGTATCGAAACTGTGTTCGATTTTCTAGCCCCATATATACAGCAAATTTGGGAGAGCATTTGTGGATTTTTCGACAGTGCAAGCTCCACGATTACAACTATCGTAGAAACCATCAAGGGCGTATTTCAAGGCTTATTCGATGCGGTATCCACTATTTTCGGTGGTATCTCCGATGCGGTATCAACAGCGATCGGAACCGTAACAAGTGTAATAAGCGGAGCGATAGATGCTATCAGTGGTTTTGTAGATAAAGTCGGTGGTGCAATCCAGAAAGCTAAGGATTTTGTAGGATCTGGAGTAGACAAGGTAAAAGGTGCTTTAGGTTTTGCCTATGGTAAAGACAGAGTACCATACGATAATTACCCAGCTATCCTCCATCAAGGAGAGAAAGTCTTAACCAGAAATCAAGCAGATCAGTATGAGAGGCGGATGAGTACCAGAGGTGTACAGCTTAAGGATGTTACACCTTTAGACAGGGATCCAGATGATCCACAGGA